TATCTTATCTATGTATCAATTTGTTACTTCCTCTATAGTATATACTATACTTGTTCTTATATTCTAGTCTATTCTATGACAATAATAACAAGTATTACTATAATATAGAGTAGAAATACCATTAATTATATGTCTAAATACCATAAAATACCTTATTTACCCTCTAAAATACCCCTAAAAACGCTATATGTATAGGGTAAATTGCAATAGTCTAATAGTTATATAGCGTTTGTAATAATCTATCTATAATAGTCTAATTAAAAGCAGAATATACACATGCAATTATTATGCTATAGACTATCTAATATCTATTCTCTAGTCTAATAAAATACTATATTCTATATACATCTATTAATATAAATTCCACTAGATAGACAATTAACTATCTATCTACTATTCTAGTCTATAGAGCATAAACCAGCCTTAATTAATTACACTAGATATAGGATAACTAAGTTCTAAAAATATATGGTAACATTTCACGAACTCTTTGCCCGTTTTCCCTTATCTCCATACTTTTGGAATATTTCGTTTTCCTTTGCTAGAAATCCCTATTCCAAAAAATTATATAGTAACATTTTGACACTAAAAACTACATGTATTAATTTGTGTGGTTTGTCCGACCTTTATAAACCTTTGCATTACCTTCTCCATATACAATCATATATCTAAAAATAAGTCTCCGTTATATATATTATATGAGGAGAAGTGTAAAATAAAAGATATCAAATTTGAAATGAAGATGTTTCATAATGGAATAGATTTATATGGTAAAATTATAGATTATATGGAATGACTTAGTCTATCTTTTACTGAGGATGAGATTAAGTTCATTAGCTATTTATGAGTTAAATTATATTCCATTTGTTATATAGAGACAATGTGTTAGAACAGGAGTTGCCGAGAATGGGGCGGGATTATGATGGTGGGCGAATACATATTTTATATATAGGAGAAGATAATTATGCCAATAATGACTAAAATAAAGAAACATGGATTAGAGAATGAAATATACAATCTTATAAATACTGGGATGAGTTTACAAGAAACAGCAGATACTATAAATAGAACTCATGAGGATATTAATATTAATAAAATGACATTATCTAGGTTTATGAAGAGTACAGAAGTAAAGGAGATACAAAAAGAACTTAATGAGGGTAAAGACGTAGAAACCCAATTAAGAGATGAACTTAGGAATAAGATGACTGAATGGGAGGACGAAACCCATGAAATATATACTATTATGAAAAGAGCTTTAAAGAAGATGGTGAAAGATGATGACAATTGGAAAATCATTAAAGCTGCAAAAGATACTCTTAATGCAATAGACCAATCGAGACGTAATCTAATTACTAAAGTTGAAGAAGGATTCAAGAGGTTTGGATATACAGATGAAGCCAAGCAAGTTAATTATGTCCAGATTAACAATCTATTAATAGCAGCGAGTGATGAGTTATGTCCGAAATGTAGAAAGAAGATAGTTGACTTAATAACAACTATGGAGGAAACAGATGCCAGGTGATAATTTTGATATTAAGATTACAGGTAAGAAATTCTTGTATGGTTTATTAAATACCTTAGGTTTAGCTGGATTAGCATATACTAGTAATTTTTTAGGTGTAACTGAATTTCCACCTGAATATACTATCTATATCGGTCTTGCAATAGCAGTTATCCGAACAGTTGAGAATGCTTGGAAACATTATAATGATTAGGTTTAATTTGTATGTATTGTATGTGAATTATAATATGGTGTGATAGTATGGCAACCGAAAGCAAAATCAAAGTAGACTTAATGGCAGGTCTATTATTTGGTATAGGTGGCTGGTTTCTGGCGACAATTCTTAGCTCAACCGATATATTCTATATGGTATCTCATTTACCAACGATAGGATTATTTGTAGGTTTAGTTGCAGGATTGTTTAAAGATAAACTAGGCTTCTAAGTAATATCTATATAGGAGATATACATTTGCTGTAGGTGTTCCTTAGAACACCTTATGTTTATTTATTCATAATATGACGTTATCTACTTTATTAAATAATATAGATTCAACACAACTAGATGTACTAAAATACTCTAATAATCCTGTCCTATTCATGACAGATATATTAAATCTAGATTGTGAACAATTTCATCAGGAATGGCTAAAGACATTTGAGGATAATAAATTTACAGTATTATTAGCTCCTCGTGGTCATGGTAAGACAACTGCGATTGGTTCTTACATAACTTGGCGTATATGTAATAATAGAAGAATAAGAGTTCTTATAATTACTATTAACCAAGCGAAAGCTAATAATATGATGACTTTCGTTCAAGAGAGTCTAACTAAGAATCAAAAACTAATTAATTTATTTGGTGTGTTTAAGGGAAATACTGAATGGTCAAGGAACTCAATAAGAGTTAAGCAGTCAGTATCTGGTATTCCTATAATAGAACCAACATTAGAAGTTATGGGTAGAGGTTCTAGATTAGTATCATCTCATTATGATTTGATAGTTCTTGATGATGTAATTGATGATGATAGTTCTAGAACGGAAGCTCGTAGAAGAGAGACAGAGGATTGGTATGATGGACCTCTAATCGGAACATTTAGAGGAAATACCAAATTAATTAATATTGGAACGAGATGGGGAGAAGATGATTTTCATCAATTCCTAATGAATAAGGCTGGATTTGTAACTTTAAAATATAAAGCTCTTCTAAATAGAAAGAAATATGATGAAGGTTTAGAAGAAGCTAAAGTTCTATGGCCAGGAAGAAGACCATGGAATGCTAAGATGGCAGTAGAGAATGGTTTATCAGAAGATGTTATAAATCTAAAATTCATACGTAAACATCAAGGTGAAAGATTCTTCCAAATGCAATATCAGAATAATATAATTGCAAGTGGAATATCTAAATTTAAAGAAGAATGGATAGAATCTGCAATTAGACGACATTATTCAATGAAAGGTATCTATCCATTAGATATAAAGAAGTATATGGGTGTAGATATTGGTGGAGAAGATGCAAAGTCTGATTATTGTTCCATAACAGTAGTTGGAATAGATAAGAATGGAATTATATATATATTAGACAATGTCAAAACTCACGCTTCACTTAGTAGACAAGTTGATTTAATTAAATCAATGGATGAACGACATCATGTATCTAAAATGGGTATTGATTCATCTGCTCAACAGAAATTAATCACATCTGAATGGATTAAGAATAATCCCTCACTTCCAATTGTACCTATTAAATTATCCAGAGCTAATGATAGAGAGACAAGAACTGATAGATTATCTATAATATTTGAGACTAATAGAATATGTATTAATCCAATATATGAAGATTTAATAAATGAGTTAAGGGTGTATCCTAGAGGAAAGAATGATGATTGTATTGATTCATTATCATTTGCATTAGAAGTATCTAGAGATGGTAGCTTTATTGATTGGGATAAAGCATTAGATAATATTGTAACAAGACGTAAATATGAGATAAGAACTTTATAATGGAGTATAAAGATGAGTGATGAAAATATAGAAAAGATATTCATAGGTCCAAAAGATATTCCACAATATCTTTCTGCTTGTTTCTATGGATTTACTAATAATGACACAATACAAGTTGTAGGAAGAGGTAACCATATCAAGAGATGTGCTGATATTGGAGCTATAATGATTAGAGAACATATGGATGTTCCTGATAAGTTTCCATCTTTACAACAAGTATTAGATTGTTTAGATTCTAATGATATTGATAAAGCCAAAGAACTTATCACACAATTAATGAAATGTGAAATAAGTATTGGAAGTGAGTGGTTTGTTGATAGATTTGTATCTACTATGGAAATTACTCTACGTGGTGGTAAGAAATGAATTTAGGTCTTGGTCGTCCAAATTATAGTGTAGATACTTATGATACTCCTGGATTTATTAAATATCTAAAAGAAGATGGTAAAGCTAAAACTCTTGTAAGAACCAAGGGATCTGCTAAATATTCTAAGAAAGCTGGAGAACGTACATTATCGGAATTAAAGAATTATTGGATGTATTATTCTAAGGAGGGTACAGTATTTGCTGCTCTCAATTCTACTGCTTTTAACACAATACTTGTAGGTTCAAGTATCCAATCTGTAGATGAAGATGCTAAACAATTAATAGAGGATATTTGTTTTAATGTGGATTTAGAAGGTGCTTTACTAGAGGCTACTCTTCATAGTCTTGTATTTGGTGATGCATATATAGAGAAGAGGAGAGTAGGTGGTGGAGATATTGTTAAATTACACCCAGTAGATCCTCAGACTATGATTATAAATTATAATGAATTTGGCGATGTTGAGTCATACCAACAGGAGATTGGTGGTAGATTAATAGAACCAGTTATCAAACCAGAAGATATTATTCATATTAGGTTTCTTCCAATTCCAGGTTCGCCATACGGTGTCTCAATGATAGAACCTAATGTAGATATTATAAACCGTAAACTATCTATAGAAGAAGCCATATATAATGCTATGATACGTCATGGTACTGGTAAATGGGTTATTTACGTAGGTAATGAAAAGGATGGTCAAACTCCTCCTGATGACGTAATGGATAAGATAGCAGAGAAGTTTGAGAATATAAATGAGATTAATGAAGTGGTACTTCCATGGTTTATTAAATTAGAAGCAGTTGATGAAAAGGGTATAGAGGGAGTAGATACATACTACGATTATTTCCAAACTCAATTAGTAGTTGGATTAATGTGTCCAGAAGAAGCATTGGGTTTGGGCAGGGGAATTTTACATCCAGATACTGAAATATTTACTAAGTCTAAAGGATTTGTACCAATTGAGTATGTAGAAGAGGGAGATGAAATTCTAACTTATAATTCAAAGTCTAATACTCTTGAATACCAACCGAATAGAAAGACATGGGAGTTTGATTTAGATGAAGAATTATTTAATATTAAAGCTCAAACATTCAATTTATTATGCACGCAAGATCATAGAGTTTGTTATAGAGGACAACATAAAGAAGAATTTGATATTTGTCAAGCTCAAGAATTACCTACTAGATTTGAAATGATAGTGGGTGGAATGAATTGGAATGGGATTGATGTTCCAATTGAGAAAATACCGTCTATACCAATATATTATGGAAATAGATTTGTAAAACATAAGTTACGTAAATGGGAACCAGAGCAAGAAATACGAATGGATGATTGGCTAGATTTTCTTGGATGGTTTATATCTGAAGGTTATACTTCAATTAATAAAGATGGATATACTGTTGGTATTAGACAATTTAATAAAGACAATTTAGCTAAGATTTGGGAATGTGTTAATAAATTACCATTTAAGGCTAATCTTTCTGAAGATAGAGTAACAATACATAATAAACAATTAGCATTATATCTAGAACCACTTGGGAAATCACATGAAAAATATATTCCATCCCATATAAAAGAATTATCTCCAAGACAATTATCAATTCTTTACGAATCATTAATGTTGGGGGATGGATGTGAGAATAATTATTTTACGTCCTCTAAACAATTGGCTGATGACTTACAGGAAATTATTTTAAAGATGGGTTATGGTTCTACTATTTATATTCGAGATAGAATTGGAGATGATGTAACAATTCATGGAGAAACAAATGGTAAAGTTAATTATTTACAATATACAATAACAAAGAATGAAAAGAATCTAACACCAGAAATATGTATTAAAGATACAAAAGGTCATAAAGATATGCATGAGTTAATACCATATAAAGGTAAAGCATATTGTGTAACTGTTGATAATGGTTTAATTCTCACTCGTTTAGATGGGAAGTGTGTAATAACTGGTAATTCGACTGAAGGAACAGCAAGAGTTAAAGCTATAATGTATGAGAGGATGATAAAGGCTTATCAACAGCGTATATCGCAGATTATAAGAACTGAATTATTCAATGAAATTCTAATTAAATATGGATTTGTAAACAAAGAATCTGAAGTAAAAGTTAAAGGGGATAAATCACCAGTTAAAGTAGAGTTAATATTTAATTCTGTCACAGAAGAAGATGAAGCGTTGAGAGCAAAATGGTTAGGTAATCTTCTTAGAGGATTCCCAGATGGTAATATGCCATTTACAAGAAATGAGATTAGAGCATTCTTTAATTTACCCCAAAGAGAAGATATGGAGGATGTTCCTGTTTCTGGTGAAGATGAGGAAGATAAAAAGCCAGAAGAATCTAAAGAAGAGAAACCCAAAGAAGAAAAGCCAAAATCTAAGCCTAAAGAAGAATCAGTTGAGGAAGAAGAGGAGGAAGAGTAATATGAATAAGTGTAATGCAACTAGGAAATTTGAGTATGATTCACAGATATCTCACAAATCTCAGGGTATGAGAATTTTCAAAGGAGCTATTATGCTTACACCAGGAACTTGGGCTGATATGGTTACTAATGCAAATGTATTGTATAAATCTGATATCATAGATAAATATAGTAACAATTGGATATCTAATTACATAGATTTGCAACACTCACATCATCCAAGAGATTTAGTTGGTACAGTACATAATCAATATTCTAAGAATGGTATCCTTAAGGGAGATTTATGGATAAATACTAACTTAACAGCTGGTAAAGATATAGTGCAATTAATTGACTCTAATATAGTTAATCAACTATCCATAGAGATGTTGACTAATGATAAATGGGATGGGAATTCACGAGTAAGGTCTGTTGAGTCTATTAAATTCTTAGGAGTTGCGATTTTGGGTGGACCATCTATACCTGCCTGCAAGGATACTAAAATTAAATGAACAATGATTTCGACCATATTCTTGTTGATGGATGTGATTTATGTAAATACTTCAAGAATCCAGAATCTATAACTGTAAAATTGTATTATCCAAATGACATATCTAAGATTAAAGATTCTGATTTTATTATTATAGAATCAGATACTGGTCCGATGATTATTATAAATGACCACATAACTGAGATATCTAAAGAACTATGGGGTAAGATACTCTACATATCTAAAAAGCTATATGGTGATATTATTAGATTAAAGATAGATAAATGTAAAGACTATATGCATTGGAACGCACGTGTAATGTCTACAGAATATTAGGAAGTGATAAAATACCTACTAGATGTGGTCAAACCGATAGTAACGGTACTTTTTGTAGATGGGGAGATAAAGGAAAGAAATACTACTATACTCCTGGTGATAAAGCATCTATGGCGAGAGCTAGAGCTAAAGCTGAAAAACAAGGTAGAGCAATACATTCCACTGGTTGGAAAGAGAAATCTACTGATATATCTAAACAATCTAGTAAAGTTCAATCACTAGTCTTTAAGAAACCCAAATTCAATGTATCAAAAGCTAAGTCTTGGGCTAAGTCTCATGGATTTAAATCTAACAATGTCAGAGAAACTGAAAATACTATTAGATTACAACAATTCAAACCTAATCTCTGTACGGAAAGTGGTGGAATGAAAGAGCTTGATATTGGAGTAATTGCTTATATATGTCCAATATTAGTATCTAAATCTCTACAACAGAATGCTTTAAGTAGTATAAATGAAATACAATGTCTAATTAATTCAATACGTAATATGTCTGTTGATAAGTAGTTAATATGAGAGAGTGGATATGTTAAATACTCAATATAAATCATCTTGGAGGGATTAAAATTTCTTTAATTGGTGGAACTAGATATACTAGTGCGTCTGGTAATGCAGATGAATCTCCAGTTAGTAGAATAGTAAATTTTGTTGGTTTTCCTATATCAGGTCAAACTGATAGTAATGCTTTAGCGTGTTGTTTATATGTTTGGGATTCTGCAGCTAATATGTGGCAACCAATGACTCAACCATAATGATAATATGCCTAATAGTGATATAGATAAGTTGATTGAAAAGTTTAATAAGATGAATGGTGGAAGTAATAACTATTCGCAGAGAGATTTACTTAAGTATCTAATAACTAGAATAGATGAATTAGATGGTAAATTGGAGAATACTAATGGCAAGTTAGATAATCATATTACACATCTATCACAGCGTATTACAGCAATAGAGACATGTATTTCTAATTTCAAGTGGATATTTGGAGCTGTTGCAGTATGTATATTTGGATTATTTATTGAAGGATTGGTGTTATGATGAAGATTAATGAGGTGATTATAAGGGGGGACATAGATTTAGATAGATTATCTACATTGCCTTTAAATAATGATAAAGTATCTATTATTACCAAACAGTCGGTACCAATACAACTTGGTGGTGGATTTGATATAATTAATAAGGCTAATGATGGAGAACGCATTATTGCTGGGTACGCAAGTGTTATTGAGCTTGACCAAGAGAATCATTTAATACCTAAAGAGACATTAGAAGCTGGTATAAAACCTCTATTGGAAGATTCAGATTATTCTAATTTGATGCTTCTGCATCAGAATATCCAAGTAGGAAAGATATTAAAAGGGTATAAGAAACTCAAAACCCATGTAGATGATATGGGGTTATTCATAGTAGCAGAGATACGTAAAGGTCTAAAGACAGCAGATGAGGTATGGAAAGCTATTCTAGATGGTGCATTACAGGGATTTTCGATTGCTGCGGAGATAGTAGGTGCACACAATGAATGTGATAAGAATGAATGTTGGAAAGTAATTGATAGTATTAATATGTTTGAAATAAGTGTGTGTGACAATCCAGTAAATTCTAAATCAGGATTTGTTGTAGTGTCCAAAGGAGAGAGTCCTTGTGATAATGTATTTACAGATGTAATAACTAAAGGTAATGAAATGTCCGAAGAGGAAAAAGTTAAGGAAGAAGTTACAAAAGATAAAGTAACTAAATCAGAAGAGACACAAGAGTCTAAATCTGAAGATGAGACTAAAGTAGTTAAGAATGATGATGAAACTCTAAAATCAATAGTTATGGAATTATCACAACAGGTATCTGCTCTTACTGGTATAATTCAACAAATGAAAGCGAAACCAGAAGATGAAGAAGTGATGGATGAAGAAGACGATGAGGAGGATGAGGAAAAATCTTTACCTAAAAAGGAAGAGAAAGCTTTACCTAAAGAAGAAGAGAAACCTCCAGTAGAAGAACCACCCAAAGAGGAAGAGAAACCAGTTGAGAAGTCAGGTGAATCTTCATATCCTGCTAAGAAAGATTTTGATGATTTAAAGAAGTCTATAGATAAAATCATTGAGAATGTTTCAACTTCTAAAGAGATAATCAAATTAGAGAATGTGCTTAAAGCCAAAGATGGTGAAATATCAATTCTAAATGATAGAGTAAAAGTATTGGAGAAAGCAGAGATAGTTCCTAAAACAGTTGTAGAGGAAAAGAAAGATGTAGTTAATAAGAATGTTAAGTCATCTAAGTTTGTCAAAGATAAGTTAGGTACTGGAGTCTTTTTTAAAGATCCAGACTTTTAATGTAAGTACATTTTAATTAATATAATAAGAGGAAGATAATATGGCATGGTCAACGACTGATATCGCAACAAATGATATCATGCAACAAGATGGCGTATTTGCATATGGTTTTACTGCAAGTGGAGCAATAAAGAAAGGACAGGCTGTATATGCATCTGCTGATAATAAAGTGACTGTAACTACAGCAAGTGCTGGAGAAGCGGATAGTGTTGGTGTTGCTTGTTATGATGCGGATGATGGTGGATTAGTAGGTATTGCTGGTCCAGGTAATATAGTGGTTTGTTGTATGGATTCTGATGCTGTGGCTGTAGGTGTTCCATTGTACGCTGATACATATGGACTGTTTGAAGGCACAAAAACTAATTCAACACGAGCATCTGCTATATTGGTGGATAATACACCATCAGATGTGTCAGGTTCAGTTGCAGGTACTAACCACGTAATCAAAGCATTACTGGTCTAGGTTAGGGAGGTGATGTTAATATGGCATTTACGGCAATAACTACAGTTGATGTACCAGCACAACCAGGTACTAAAACATATAATCTCGAAGCATCTGGTGCTATTCTAAAAGGTCAAGCTGTTGTTATGACAGGGGATAATCAAGTTGGAGTACCTGGTGGTGTTACCGATATGTTAATTGGTATAGCTGCGTATTCAGTAACTACAGCTGGTGATGATATAGCAATATACGGTCCAGGTAATTTAGTTAATGCTAGAATATCAGGTACGGATGTAGCTGGTACTATGGTTGGAGCACATGAAGGTGGATTCTTATATACTAGTACGTACTCTGGAGCTGTTATAACTAAAGCTGCGTCGACTAAAGGTGGTGTAGGAGAAGTTTTAATTCTTGGTTGGAGTAAAGTTGATTCTTAAGAATAATTAAGTTTTATTTATGTTTCTATGTTTAACTGTTGGATTGTATTTTCAATCCGTATGTGTCTAATATAAGGAAATAATATGTACGAAAATAATACTATTGGATTTAACTCATTCACTAAGTTACTCCAATTAGCATTTGCTTCAAAGACTGATTTCAAGACTATAGTAGATAAACCATCTACTGAAGTTCTCTTGAAGAGTTATCTTGGAGATGAAAAATATAAAGCATTATTACAATCTAATGCAATCCAGGAATCAAATCTTTTGCAAGAACAAGTGCACAAGGAGATATCACAAGGTGCAGAGCCATGGAAAGTGATGAGAGAGATTCTACCAATAATAAAGACTGATTCTTATTCAGTAAGAATAGTCAAAGGTGAAATAGGAACGTATGCAGTAGATGTAGCTGAAGGTTCTAAAGTTCCAATCGATACACAAGTTTATACCAAAGAGGATATCACTATCTCTAAGACAGGTACTCGACCTATAATTACAAATGAGTTGATAGAGGATGGTCTCTTTGATATAATCCAACTCGAACTTTCGAAAGCTGGTGCTCGAATGGAGAATAAACTTAACAGGGATTGTCTATTGGAGATACTCACAGATACAACTGCGGGTACTAGTGATTTAGATCCAGCTGGTCCACATGTTGCTGTAACTGATATAGCTAAAGCTCGTGCTGATGTTGCTGGTAATAACTATCTACCTGATACGCTTATTATGCATCCATCTTTCGAGGGATATCTATTACAAGATTCCAACTTGGTGTATGTGTCATATGCTGGTGCATCTGCTGGATTAAGAGGTGCTCAGACTGGTAAGATTATGGGATTAACCCCACATATCTGTTCAGTAACAACTGGTGATACTGGTCATGTCTGGGGTAGTACTGATGCTAGTAACAACTATAATGGTATAATCATGGACAAAGCCGCTCATACATATCTAGCGATGAGACGAGATCTTACTGTTGAAGAGTATGAAGATCCAATCCACGACATTCTTGGTATAGCGTGTACCATGAGATATGGTGTAGGCACTATACAAGCTGGCTCTGGGATATTAGTACTCACAAAGTAGGACTATTGTATTAGTTATATAGGCTGGTTATTCTAGCCTATCATTTCTTTTATTTATGTAATGATGTTTAAATTAAATTGAGAGGTTGGAATTATGGCAGGAGCCAAGATCCCAGTATTAGAAATAGAACAATTCTGGTTGAAAAGTGGTGGTAGAGGTATATATGCTTATCATGATGGTACAGCTTTGGATGCGTCAACAGGTATATTTACTGGTGTGTCATCACAACTTGCTGGAGCTAGTAAAACATTCTTACCAGCAGCTAGTACGAGTGCATGGTTAAAAATTGTGTATGATGATGCTGGAACATCAACAACTGGATATATACCAATATGGCCAAGAATTGATTTAACCACATAGATATACTTTAGATTAATAATATATGGTTTAACATTTCTTTTGTATGTTTTATGTTTAGGTTAAATTGAGAGGTTGGAATTATGGCAGGAGTAAAAATTCCAGTATTAGAAGTCGAACAATTATGGTTAAAGAGTGGTGGCAGGGGTATATATGCTTACCATGATGGTACTGTATTAGATGCATCAACTAGTATATTTACTGGAGTGTCATCAAATACTGGTAAAGATAGGACATTCTTACCAGCATATAGTACGAGTGCATGGTTAAAAGTTACATATGATGATGCTGGGACTTCAACGACAGGGTACATACCAATATGGCCAAGAATTGATTTGTCAGAATAGACATATTCTATATATTTGAAGGATAAGGAGAGTGATTATATATTAAATGGTAAAGGCGACCAATTCTGGTTAACAGAGACATATGAGAAGAAAAGACATAAGGCTTTGGAAGATAGGTCTAAATTTACTGATGCTCAACTTGAATTAGTTGATGTGGATGTAGATGACAAATCTATAGGTGGTGGTCGTACTAATGATGATACGTATGAATTCAATCAATTTCCCTTTCCTGTGGATACTTCAATAAGAAAGCGTGAGAAGTTAGATTTAAGAGATGTTGATCCAAAGATGGGGGGAAGATAATGACCGCTACCGAACGCGATATAAGAAATTCTACTTCCCCGCCATTGGATTATGATGATGTGTCATCTGCTGAAATTGCTGTTAAGATTCGTTTAGTCGAAACTGCATTTAAGCATAAATGGTTTGAGGGAGGAAGTCTTCCTGGGGATGCTGATGATGCTGTTATTCTTTATGTTTTATCATATCTATTATCAAGATCTGATTTAGCTAAGAAATATGGTACATTAAGTGAAGAGCGATTTGCAGATTATTCATATGTGCTAGCTGGGAACATTTCTAGAGGGTCTGAGTTTCAATCTAGTCCAACTGCGATAAAGAACACTTACCAAGATTTAGCTGATTCTATTCTATTTAGTCTATCAGCTGAGACAAGATTCAAGGTAAGACTAACAAATGAGTAGACTATAGAATGGTGTATAACCGTCCTTACGTGAAACCTGGACCTGAATATCCAGATGGGTGGAACAAAATTCGTTATTATATCTTCAAGAGGGATGGATATAGATGTCAGATTTGTGGGCGTACATCACAACTAGTGTGCCATCATATTCGTCCAATTAAATGTAATGGTTCTCATCATGCCTCTAATCTCATCACAGTATGTCAATATTGTCATAAAAGGATACATAAGATAAAAGATTAATATGAGTTTTACCTCCTTGCTTAACCACTCGTGTTACAAAGGAACTTCAGCTAGTTCACAAAATTCTCTAGGAGAGTGGATATATACATGGACATATTCTACAGATGAGATTAGTTGTAGAGCTCTTCCTATTACATATGCTGAACGGGTTCAAGCACCAACTGCTTATAGAGATGTGACATATAAGATATATTTCCCATTTGGTACTGGAATAACTATAGATAATAGATTAGAGTATGGTGGTGAATACTTTAGAATTGTTGATATTCATCCAGATTCATCTCATCATCATGATACTGCTTTAGTATCTAGGGTGTCTGTATGAGTACATTAATAGAAGCTAACAGCAATGCAACAGAAACTTTAAAGAGATTTAGGAAGATAGAAACTGCTGTTAGACATGGTATGCTTAATGGTATAGATAATTCACTAAGGATTATTAATATCCAAGCATCTACTGATTTAAGGTCGACAACTAAAGGAACAGGATTAAGTAGACCAAGTGAAAGTATCAATCAGAATTGGCATAGAGAACTTGCTAAGGATGAAGGTGGTACAATTACTGGTATTCTACATAATACAAGTCAACATTGTGCTTATGTGGAATTTGGAACGGGAGAATACAGAGAAGGAGAACGATATGGTCCTGGTGTAGGATTTACAGAATCTGGGGATGATGATGCAGTTACTGATGTCATTATTCCAACTAATAGTTCATTTCTTAAGTTTGTAGTTGAAGGAAAATTAGTATATCCTGCATTTGTTAAAGGTCAAAAACCTAAGGGATATTTTAGGAATGCAATCTTAAGACATGAAAGACAGATACCTAGAATGGTAACAAGAGACATTCAATTAAGATTAATGGAGTTGAGATAATTTATTTTGGTTATTCCTCAATGAGGTCTACTCTTGTACACAACTATTATATATCTACTCAAGTTGGAGTTAGTAATATAAAGTTAGGATACAAAACCACTATAGATTCTATTCCATGTATAACAATCCAACGTATAGGTGGGGATTCATATGCTAAGCTTGGATATGGAACTTCTACTGGTGGTTCTAAGGATAGAGATGAGACTAGATTGATGCAGATAGATATATTTCATGATAGTATTCTAAATCTTGAGTTATTAGATGATATAGTGATTAAAGCTATATTTTCTGGTTCTAGAGTTGGAGAAGGTTTGAGATTAACAAGTAATCCTCCTGTTTGGGATTCATCTTATGAGTCTTACAGAAGCATTCAAACTTGGAACTGTAATGAGATAGTGCAGGATTAATGTAATGTGTTAATTATATGTAATTATGTTTAGTATGTTAGATGTAAATCTTAATAAGAGGATTTAATATGTTTTTTTGTAAACAAATGAGTACCAATACCATCTCAGGGAAGTGGTAATCGTGGGTGTAGTTACAGGTAGTGATGCTACTATTGTAATCATGTCAGGAGCTACGGCAAAAGGTCATTCAGTTTGGGGGATATCAGATTTCTCTTTAACTTTTGACAGAGGTACAGTTGAACAGGCACTTGTTGGTGAAACTGGTAATTGGTTTGGAGTTGGTTCACTATCAGTTGAAGGTTCATATACATGCTGTAAGTTTGGAGCTTCAGGCAATTGTGATTCATTAGTTGGTATCGTAGAAGGACAATATATAGTCGTGTCAGGCACTACAGCAACTGGAGATATGTCTTGGAGATTTGTGTCATCACAAATTTCAGGATATGATATTTCTATTGGAGATGCAGATACTATATCTGAAGCCTCTATAGATTTTGTAGTTATGGATCCTTATATGGTTACTATTAATGCAACCAATGGATTTATTACGGACGTATAGGGAGGTTAAATTATGACAGCAACATCACCAAAAACTTATAGAGGAGAGAATGCAGCGATTCAATTTAAAGGACATACGGCTGCCAGAAAACATTCCGCTATGGGAGCAGGAGATTTTACTCTTACTCTAGATAGAGGAACTGTAGAACAATCACTATTAGGTGAAGCTGGTAATTACCATGCTGCAGGTTCATTATCTATAGAAGGTTCATTGACAGCTTGTAAGTTAGACCCAACAGCAGCAGTTGATATATTAGTTCAATGTATCACAGGAGCTACTTGTTGGATATCGGGTTCAGTTGGACCAAATTCGTTGAATTTCTTCTTTATATCGAGTCTAATAACTGGATTTGATATATCTCTAGGAGATGCAGATTCAGTAACTGAAGCTTCAATTGATTTCGTAGTTATGGACCCACAGAATATAAATCTAAAACAACTTGATACTGGTGGAACTCAAATCAAAGATACATAGATAAGGAGGTTATAAGATAGTGGAAAGTAATGAAGAACTTCAGAAACGTAAAGACGATTTCAAGAAGAGTGTAACAAAATCTAAAGAAGTTGATAAGGTAGACTTTGCTCGACAGATAGCTACAAGAGCTAAACTTGAGAGAGATTACAAAGAAGATCTTATCAATGTAACATATTTTACATCACCAGGTGTAGAACGTACTGTTATAGCTAGAAGACCAACTCCAGAGGAGTTCTGTGAGATGTTGAATCTAGCTATTCAAGCTACTAAAGCTGAGAAGAATCCTGATGATGTGACATCTTTAGAGGAGTTAATAAGTATCTATCAAGACAGGTTTCCCAAATTGGCTACCAAGATAACTATTGACAAAACACTCAACGAAGAGTTTTGGAAGAAGAATGTCTCTGTAATGTCTCTCTCGAATTTCATTAATTCTTTAATGAATGCAAGTCAACAGATGAGCATTGGGGGCGTCACAAAGACCGAAATGGAGAAATTTCGTTAATAGTAATCTAGGATATCTTGAATTCGAACTGTGTAAGTTTTTAAATTGTAATCCTAAACACTTAGGAGAGCTAAGAATTAAAGACCCTAGTGGCATTGCTTTCATAGAACTGTCTATGATACACAAGTGGAACGAAACAGCTAAACAACACGATAAAGCAGAGAAAGAACGAGCTAGGAAATCTAAAGGACGCAGACACTAAATGTTAAATGTATTTTTTTCTTTCTATTAGAGAATAACGATATTATGGTTTTTACTGAAACTAAAGTTGCTGGCGATTTAATAATGTCGTCTGAGCAAAATGCATTTGTAGATTTTGCAGAGTTGGTATCATCACAGAGAGCATGGTCAACAATCTCTGGTGCAAAAGATATAACATGGAATACCACTCAATTTGATAGTTCTGGTATTAAATGGGATGATACTACACAGAAGTGGATTGCTGTTAATGTAACCGCTGCTGGTGGCGGAATAAATAATGTAGTTGAGGATGTATCACCCCAATTAGGTGGAGATTTAGATGGTCAATCATCATATAGTATTTATGATATTACTTATGTATCATCTACAACATATTCTGGTTCTAAGTTAGGTAGTAATTTATTAGGAACTGGTGATACTCAAGCTGCTTCAGGTTCACATACACATTCAATATATGATAATTTAGGTTCAATAACCTGGACTATTCCTACAGAAGGTCTAGGGATTTCATTAGATGCCACCACAGGTATGGTGTCTGGTTCACTTACAATTAAGGTTGATGATTATATTGCATCATCCACAGCAATAACTCAATTTGCTGGTTCATCCAATATAAATAGAACATATGTAGATGCAGTATCTAGTAATCTATCCACTAGAATAAATGATGTTACAGATACACCATCAACTTGGGGTGTGTTGTCACAAGGTACTGGTATATCCTCTTTTAGTGTAGGAATTAGTGGTGGTAATGATACTGTTTCTGTCGATATGACTTCTTTTGTAGCAAGTTCTACTGCTATCAGTAGATATGCTGATTCTGCTAATATAAATACTAAAATAGATACTAAACAAGATACCTTGATTGGGAGTGAGTATTATCCATCATCAATTGGTGTTGGATTATCTGGTAGTTTCCAAACACATACATCTGACTCTACTATTCATTTCACCAAGACCTCTATAGATGATGACTATGCTGGCTCATCTAATTATTATACTCATAAGGAGGATTCTACAATCCATTATACAGTTGAATCAATTAGAGATGATTTTTATCCATCAAGTTTGGGTAAAGGGGCTTCTAGTAATGTAAATACACTGAATGATTGGTATAATGCTTCAGCACAAAACTACTCTAAAGCGTATGCCTCTGCCCAGATTGCTATATATGATGCTGGAGGTGGAATATCTGGATGGTATGATTTGGACACAGGTACTGGGGTTACTGCTTTTGGTGGAGCAGTTGCTATCTCGGGTACGCAGGCGGAGACATTATCGGTTTTAGGTTATACTACAATATCATCTAATGCTCAAAAGGCTTATGCTTCATCACAATTGTTAAATGATTTAGCATTTAGATCTACATATTCCATATCTGGAGCAAATGATGTGGAGAATGGTGGAGTTTCTTGGGATTCAGTAAGATGGAACTTATCTGGTATTAAGTGGAGTGATGGAGCTAAGAAGTGGATTCCTACTACGGTTACTGGTGGAGGTGGTGGTTTATCGAATATAGTTGAGGACACTACACCACAGCTTGGTGGCGAATTAGATGGTAATACACACGGTATATATGGCTTAATAGATTTAAGTTCACAAAAGATTTCTGGTGGAAGTATTAAAGGTGTTTGGGTTGGTAATCAAGTTGAACAACAATATATTAAGTCAGGTAGTGAATACTGGAAGGCGTATATGTCTGCCCAGGTTGCTATATATGATGCTGGTGGAGGTATATCAGCATGGTATGATTTATCAGCTGGTACTGGAATAACTCCATTTGGTGGTTTAGTATCCATATCTGGTACACAAGCAGAGACATTGTCCATGTTGGGTTATGATACAATTTCTGCTAATGCCCATAAGGGTCAAGCTTCTGGTGCTTTAGCTTTGTATAGTGAAACTTATTCTTCTGAGAATGACTTGACTTATATTCTTAATGATAATTATCCTGGTAGTTCTAATATTAATAGAGCACTTATAGATACAATATCTGGTGCTCTTGATACTAAAATAGATGGTAAGGAAGATACACTAACTAAAGGTAATCTTACTGCAACTTCACCAATAGCATTAGATAATACAAGACAAGTTATTGGTGGTACTGCTGTTATTTCCATATCTAATATTCCCCAAGCTACACTCAAGTCAGGTTCAGAATATTGGAAAGCATATGAATCTGGTCAAAAAGCACTATATTCGGAAACTTATAGTCAGGAGAGTGATTTAACTGGTGTACTTAATGATAATTATCCTGATTCTGGTGCATTCCAATCTCATAAAGCTGATGGTGATATTCATTTTCCTTCATCTAATCTAACTAATTGGTTGGATACTGTGTATGAGCCATTGGGAGCTTCGGGTATGGCTTGGTCTGGTGCTTCTGAATATGTTGGACATTCCAGCAATTCTACAATACATTTTATTGAGTCATCCATAGACCATACAGCTATCAGTAATATAGGTACAAATAGTCATGCACAGATAGATACTAAGCTTACTGATTTATTTAATTGGTCAACTAGTGCTATAAATCTATATGGTGCATCATCACATAACCATCCATTATCAGGATTATCTGATGTTACTTCTAATTTTAATACTAATGATTATCATGATTCTGGATTGAAATGGAATAAGGCTACTGGGTTATGGGTTGCTACACAAGTTGCTGGTGGTGGGGGAGCTGTTGATAATTATACAGTAAAGATAGATACTGGTGCTACTGCTGACTTTATTGGTGCTACAAATAGTGATGGTGTGTTAAGAGTTGGAGATACTATTACTTATGCTGATGGTGGTAATTATGTCACTATTGGTGTAGATGAATCTGCTATATTAACTACAGTGTCTAGTAATGCTAAGTCTAGTTATGATTGGTATGTTGCATCTGGTGAGAAATTATCTACTATATCAGGCTCACTTTCAAGTAGAATAGATGCTATATCGGATACACCTACTAATTGGACAACTCTCACAGCAGGAACAGGAATAGATACATTATCTAATATAGGAGTATCTGGTAGTAGTCCAGAAACTGTTACTATTTTAGGTTATGATACAATTTCTGCTAATGCTTATGCTGGAAATGCATTTTCTTCTAATAGTGATTTGTTTGATTCCACTTTATATATAGCATCATCTACATCTATAGGTAGATTTCATCCGTCAGCATCAGGACATTTTGCATATATATCTACACAATCTATATCTGGAGTTACATGTGATGATGTAAAATTAAATACAATAGATACGGATGGACTTGGTGATTTATGTACATACATAGATTACACCCAGTCGCCAGCATTATTATCTGGAGCAAATATTACTATTGGTGGGCCAACTGGTTCAATTAATATATCACAAGGTTTTATATCTATAAGAGATACTAATAATCATAGTTCAACTATATGGCAAGCCACAATACCTGCTTCATCAAATATAACATTAGGAGAAGGACTCCATTACATATATGTAGATTATAATTCTGGAAGTCCTAAATATGCTAATAAAACTACTCCTGGAACTAATAGAACCACTCAAATTCCTATAGGTCCAGTATATAATGATTGGGATACTGGATATGTACCAGAAACTACTATAATGGAAGCGGGACATAGATTGAGTAACTTACCCCAAACTACTTTCAGGCGATTTAGTATGTATGGTAATGAGAGATCAACTGGTTTGGTAATTACATCATCTCAAACATCAGGACATCCATTATCATTAGAATCTACTGCGGGTGTTATCTGGAGAGGATTGGGTCAATTCTCAACAGTTGCTCAAGATTTTGGTGCAAATCATGATATAACTGCGGTGAATACTACAGATAATTGGTTTTCAGTAACTGGGTGTATTCATACTATATCTAGAGGTAATCATATATTAGTTGTGGATTCAACTGGAAATGATGGTATATATATAATTAGTTCAACAACATTACCAAGTAGTGCTGGCTATAAGAGAATGTATACTTACCAAAGTATTGATAATGCTACTATAGATGGACATATACACGACCAAACATTTACATATTATTGGAGAAATAGTTCAGATGGTTGGAATAATACTAGTGGACAAATATCATTAAATCCTGATAATTATGATGATGGTGCTGGAACATTAGGATTGGTTGGAGTATCAAAATATGGAATTCATTGGGTATATTCAGATTTAGAAGGAGATTTGAGTATAATATATGGTAGAGGTAGTTATTCTTTAGCAGAAGCACAAGATGCAACAGTACCTGTAGATGTTCCAGATTTATTAGATGAATTTGGAATATTGATAAGTAGAATTATAATAGAAAGAAATGAAACTAATTTAGATAATGCAGAGTTTGCAACACCTTGGACAACTACATTTACTGCGGGTTCAGTGGATAACCATAATGATTTGGGTGGATTAAATTCTGGTGATTATCAGCATCTAACCGCAGCAGAAGATACTAACTTTGGTACATTAACTGATAATAGTGATGCATCCGCATTACATACTCATTTATCATTATATCCTGCTAGTGGGGTGGTGAATAAATCTTATTTAGATATTGTATCATCTAATGCTATGTCTGCATATACTTGGTATTCTGAATCATCTAATAAACTATCTGCGTATATGACTTCTGGTGATGAATATAGTCAAGCATACCTTTCGGCTCAAATTGCATTATATGATGAAGGTGATTTGACTAATCTACTAGATGATAATTATGTTGAATCTGGTGGAACTAAATGGACTGATTTGACTGATGGTGGGGAAACTACTTTACACACTCACGCTGGAATGACTACTGATGTTGCTTGGAGTGGTGCTCATGAGTTTTATGTAGTATCTAGTGCAGTAAAGACATTAGATACTTGGTATGATAACTCATCACAGAAATATTCACAAGCATATGCATCTGCATCAACTGGAATATTTGCATTACAAACAATAGATTTAACTGCGGGTGCAGGTTTGACTGGTGGTGGCACAATTGATGCTACGAGGGATTTTGCTGTAGGTGTAGGAACTGGAATTACTGTAAATGCTAATGATGTAGAAGTAACTGATTATGCTACAATAGTTGCAAATGCTGAGGAAGGCTCGTGGGCATCATCTAATATGTATACAACAACAGAAGTGGATACTATTTCTGGTGCGATTGTTGGGCATGTTACAAATAATTATTACACCAAAACATGGATTGATTCATTATCAGGCAGTTTAGATACAAGAATCGATGCAATTGAGGCTGATACTTTCAATCACGATTTGTATATTACCTCTTCTAATGCTATAGATAGATTTGCCGATTCTTCTAATATAAATAGTAGATTCTATGGTAGTGGCTCGACTATACATTCTCAATATATAATGTCTAGTGCTAAATTTACTACAGTTGCAGATACTACAAATGATGGTTATTTATCCACTATAGATTGGGATACTTTTAATGATAAACAATCTACATTAGATGGTTCAGAATACTACCCATCTTCTTTAGGTAAGAGGGTATCTTCTGCTGTAGCATTGAATACTACACATAGAACAAGTGATGGTTCTGACCATACTTATATTGACCAAGATGTTACTAATGGATCTACTCCAACATTTGGAGGTACTAATTTTACTATTATACCACAAGGAGCATTAAAGTCTGGTAGTAATTATTGGGGTGGATATTTATCAGGTCAAAATATTAATCAAAGTGTTTTAGTCGATGCGGCTCCAACATTTACTGCTGATAATTTCTCTGATGGTGGTTCTAATGCAATTATTACAACTACACAAGAAACTAATTTCACATCTTCTTATTCTTGGTATACAGAATCTTCACAAAAACTATCAACATTCTATGCAAGTGGAGATGAATACTCCACTAACTATGATTGGTATAATACTAACAACTCACAATTAGATAATCTATTAGCATCAGGTTCTAAATATTCTGGATGGTATGGTTCTGGTGCTCAATTTGCTACAGCGTATGACCATAGTCAGGATAATACTCAGGCACATACTGATTATCTTCTTAATAGTAGTGATGACACTATGAATGGTGTTCTTATTGCTAATGGTTTCACTACAATTGCTGGAATATCTAGTAATATAATATCATCGCAATCTATACATGGAATTACTCCAGCAACTTATTCCATAGCTAATATTAGAATTAGTGCTAACCAAAATTTAAACATTTGCAGATTTGATTGTGGTGTTACTCAGAAAGCATATATCTATCAGGCATATGCATGTTGTTCTAGTGGTAGAGGGATGGGTGATTTGTATATTGAGATGCTTGCTGGTACTACATTACCTCTTGATGGTAGTGATACAGTTTACAAAACTTCAAGTGCTACAATCCAACAGGGTAATCCATTAGGTGAATCTGTTGCTGGAGATCACGTAGAAATAAGATTCATGTATTCTGGGGATACTTTCGCTCCAGAAGGTGGTAACAATATTCAGTATGGTAATGGATTTATGATGGTGGGAGTTTATTAAAATGAAATTATTTAATGATATTAAAGATACAATATTCAATTTCTTACAATCTATATTATCTATAGAATCTAATCAGGTGGTCAAAACTGTATTATATCTAATTCCTATTATATCTATAATAATCATCTGTCTATTTCTCAATGTTAATATATTTATAATCATATTCCTTATTATTATCTATTCAGTTATAGTTTGGACATCTCTACATTGGAAACGAGTTGTTAAGTGGATTAAATCTAATAAGAAGAAATCAATGGTTGTTGGTGTGGCGGTATCTTCGTTATTAGGTGGATGTTTGGTACTGTTTGATTTACAAGAACTTCCTACAACTAACTTTATTACTTTATATGAACGTGGTTCGACATACAACATATATTATAACTCAGATACAGAACAATATTACTCCCATCTCTTTTCAGGAGATGTAAACTATCAGAATGAAACAGGAGTTTACAATCCTATCAACACAACAATACAGGTATTACCTCAAGACCATCCAGCACGTCAATATGGCTATGCTGCATATGCAAATAGGGGATTATATGCAGTATATTTCAAACAGAACGCCCAAGATGATTATCCCATTTGTTTTGCTTATAATCGTGGTGATAGTAATGTTACCCATGCATTAAGAAGTAAACTTATCGGTGTTGGTTATTATGACCCTTCATCTGGACATGACTATACTATTCTTCAAACTGTATTAAATAGTCAGGGTACGATGGATGGAAACACAGGAACTTACAGCAATATCCTTTCGGGTGTGGATGCCGAATGGGTATATGGAAAGTATGGATTAAAAGAAGACCTTATTATGTCCAATACTACAAAAACATTATTACAGAATCATCCTCCATCCGATTATGGATATAACAATCAGAACTCTTATGTTGTGATAGTTACTAAGATGGATTACAAAAACGTATATTCATACAATGGTAGCACAAACATCTCAAGTAATTTCACATTCCATAACGGGATTAAATTCAAGGATGCTTTAGGCAAGGTTCTTTTCGCTATGCCTACTGGTTTTGTTTATGAACAGAATAATAAGAGTTCTGTAAACGATTTGATTTATCGCCTTGTGCGACATAATGGGGAATATTATTTATTGTCTGGTATTAAGGCAACGACTCTTAACAATATGGAATTTCCTGTTGTATTTGACCCTGCTGCAGATATAACTGCTGAGAGTGATGATGGTATAATTATTACGGGTACTGATGCTAATTGGGATAATATTAGGGATGCCACAACTGGTACTGCAGATTCAAGTGTTGCAAGTACTCTTAGTGCAGTAAAAGCAATTTTATCCAAAAGTCAATATCAAATCTCTCGTACGTTTTTCGAGTTTGATACATCAAATCTCCCTGATGGTGCCACTATTAATACCCTGCATCTTTTTATTTATGGCACAGCAACAATATATGGTTCTGATGATACAATTGTAATAGCAAGTTCCCAAGGAGAAGCATTGGACAATGATGATTTTAACAATATAGATTTTAATACACCATATAGTAGTGAAGTGACTTCTTGGACTGCAAGTAATTGGAATGATATTACTCTAAATCAGGATGGTAAAGATGCTGTAAGTCTTGTTGGAAAAACTTATATGGCTTTGGTGAACCATGATTATGATTATTTAGATAGTGACCCTCTTGTGAATAATGGTGTTGGGTGTTATTTTTCTGAGGAGACTGGTAAAGAACCTTATTTGAATATCACATATTCAATACCAAATACTGCTCCAACTTTTAGTGGAGAAATACCATCTGCCGATTCTGGTGATATTGGTATATCGCCTACTATGAATATCACAATCTGGGATGATGATGATGAAGATACTACAATAGATTGGTATTATAATGCGACTATTGGTTCTGGTTCATGGACACATATTGACCATTATACAGGACATCCTGCGGATACCTCAAATACCACAACTGCGACATCTGGAATTAATCAATATAACCATTGGTATAATATAAAAGTTACCGCAGACGATGGACAGACCGGTGGAAATTCTACAAAAGTATGGAAATTTAAGACTATAGATTACACTCCAGACACTCCTGCAAGTTTTGTATCAACAGCATATTTGTATAAACAAATTAATTTAACATGGACAGATGACACAGAAGCGGATAGCACACGTGTAGAATGGAATCCAGATGCTGATGGAACTTGGAATGTTGATGACCACTCATTCTTGTATAATGGTTCTGCTGAACAGTATGAGCACACTGGTTTACATCCAAACAAGGATTATTTTTACAAGGTATGGTCATGGAACTCTACACAGGGAGTTTGGAGTTCAGGTTCAATAAGTAGTGAAACAATAGGGAAAGCTCCCATATTGTACACATTAACAACTCCTTTTTCTACATTAGAGTTTAACTTGCAAAATAACACTAATAACATAGAACCAACTGGTCAAAATGTAGCTGTCTATGCAATTAATATTACAAATAATAACAGTAAATACATGGATTTGGATATTAGGTTAAATGAAACAACAATTGATAATGTTTCTCTCTACTATAATATTGAGTATGATAATAGCTCATCTAACTGGGCAATATATTCGGCTACAACTAATATTACTTGCATGGATGAAAGTGGTTCTGTTTATTGGAGATATTGTATAGGGGATACAAAAACAAAGCCAGGTATTACATATTATAATGGTAGTATATATACCCAATTAACAACTAGCCCTTGCAATTTTACCAGATTAAACGCATCAACAGAAACGATGTCTGCTGCGGAAAGGACAATGGCAGCAGTAGATTTAGACCAAATTTTGTATTCTACGCCATTACACTCAAATGGATATACTTATTGTGCTACTCCTGGGGCAGTAGAAGGTCACTGTGTAATATCATGTCATTACTCTAACAATTTAACACTTATATGGGAAAGTGATACAAAAGATTTAAACGGCATAGATTATTACACAAGAATATATTCACAGCTTGCAATGGCAGATGGTATTCTATTATGGATGGATGACAACTGGAATGTTGTTGCATTGGGAAATCTAACACAGTATAATAGTAGTTTTCATACTGATTGGGACGAATATGGGAGGACATATTCCAATCATATGGTAGCCGAATCCAATTCAAGTGTTAATTTATCAAAAGATGTTTTATGGACTGCCAATGCAACTGGGACATTTGATGAATATGGTGGTGTATCTGTCCATGATGGTATTGTGTATGTGTCACCAAAGGATGCATATTTGGAAAGTTTTCCTGGTCATTCAGGTATGTCTGCAATTTATTTGAATAATGGTACAATAAAATGGCAGGATACAGTTGACATTAATTCTGACAGCACACCGACTTATTGGAATGGATATTTGTATACACAGAGTTTAAGTGATGGGAATAATAATTCAATATACTGTCTTGATGCATCTGATGGTTCATTGGTGTGGTCACATAACATAAGTCACACAGATGGAGGGGTTGGCTGTATTGGTTCAGTTTCAAATGATGGAATAATAGTAACATCATGTGATGGATATTTATACGCATTTTATGCGATGAATGGTACTGAACTATGGAATGTCAATCTCTATGGTGAAGAGTCATATTCTGCTGGGATAGCTCCATTGACCATAAACAACAGCGTGTATATAATTAATGCTGATACGGCAACTTCTTCATCCATTTTTTATTCGTATAATCTGCATAATGGAACTAAAAACTGGGAAGTAGTTGATGGGGGATCACATTGGGATAGTAACCCATGTGCTGTAAATTATGGTGGTAATAAGGAAAAACTATATAATTATTCATTACAACTCGATGATGCTCTAGCACCTGGAGAATCTTGCACACTATATTTATGGGCTGATTTAGATGGGAACATGACTTCTGATTTTTCGAGGTACATAAATATTACATTATCTGCAAACGAAGAGGGCTATGAAACAGAATATGTTGAGGTTGAAGCGTGGTTCAATCTATCAAATACAGGTGATTGGTCAAACACGGCTCCAACAATCACAAATCCTGGGCCTGTCAACGGTGCAACAGGGCAAAGCCTGACTCCAACCATCAACGCTACGATTTGGGATGTTGACGGGAACACTACAACAATCGACTGGTATTATTCATTGGACAACAGCAGTTGGACTTTCCTTGCCCATGTTACAAACCATCCGGCGAACACATCCAACAGCACTACCGCAACTTTTGCAGATTCTTATAATACTAAATATTATTGGAATCTGACTGCGAATGATGGACATGACAACACGACTTCGACCGTGTGGAATTTCACAACCTTAGATGCTACGCCTGATGTCCCTACTGGGTTTTCTGCTACAAACATCAGTTCATCTCAAATAAACCTTGGATGGACTAAGGGAACGAATCATGTAGACACTACCTATATTGAGCGTAATGCTACCGCAGTAACGGTTTGGGCACGTGGTGCAGGCACAATGATTTACAACGATACAGGTACAGCCAAAAGCGATACTGGACTTGATGCGGACACCCATTATTACTACCAAGCCTGGAGTTATAATGCAACACAGAACGTCTACAGCATAACAAATGATAGTGTTGATAATATGACACAAATCACTTCTTCTTTAAGTGTTTCTTTGCCGTTTCCAACCAATAACAGCCAAACAGTTCTTACGGGTATTGGTAATCTTTCCGTACTTATCAAAAGTACAGGTAGCTGGAATATTTCCCTATATGATAATTCTACTCGTACATTGCAGGCGTATGCATCTGGTGCAAGCAGTTCGAATGTTGTGCAGTATTGTGATGTTACATCTGCTTTGTATTATGCATTTGACAAAAGTTATACCTGGTATGTAAATGCTACCGATGGGTCTACTTGGGACAATAATACTTATTATTTTACTACTTTTAACGGGAGTGGATTTGTTTATTTGGATAACACATCGGTAAATACAGATACTAATATGTCAACATTGTGTGGTCTTGATAATACAGAACCATATGTTTATGCATTGGATAGTGTTGGCAAGAAACTTGTTGCATATTCTTATAAAAATGGTACATTAGAAAAAATCACTGAGACAACATTACCAGATTCACCAGATGAGGTTTATAAAATGGGTGTTGGTAATTATATTCATATTACAATAAAAGTTCCAGCGGCTACTGACATTATTAGAAATTTAGCATATGATTTCGATGGAAATTCATTTACACTTTTACATAATAGATTATCAGGACTTGCTGATGCTATTACTATTAATGATGTTGATGTAATTGAAAATGGTACAGGAGATTGGCTTTTTTACTCTATTACATATCCTGGTGTTAGTGATTTTGTCAGAATACTTGAGTTTAACGGTACAGAATACAATTCTGGTGAGGCAATAGATGAAATAGCAACATTTTATTCAAGAATATCAGTTATGGAAACTGCTACTACCTATCTCTGTGCAATTGATTCATCTAATGATATTCAACTATTTACATTCAATGAATCTGGTACACATGAATTTGTTTATAAAAGTACGTATGCTGGTACATATCTTGACATCACTAATGATAATCTTTATTTTTATGGAGTATCGGATACATCTTTAGATATTTGTTCAGTTAATGATACATATAATTTAGTTCCTGAATATTCATATATTGACAGTGGTGTGAGTGTAACAACAATTGATGATAAATCATTTATCGGTTCATCAGATGGTAATTTACTTTCATATATTTTTGAAGGTGGAGAGTTTACAGAGCAACAAAGTGTTTCGATGGTAAATAATACTAAATCTGTTTATGAAATGGGCGGTTTTGGTTCTTATCTTGTTTCTGCTTGTGAAGAAGGTGGTATTCATCTTTATGGTTATGAACTCGTGCGTGTTGCTCCACCTGTAATTGATTTGATTTATGCTGGTGACCCATCTAAATACAGTGTAACCCGTGATGGAACCATTCGATATGTGAATCAGTCATATAATAATCAGACTTTTTGTAATGTCACTGCGAATATTACTGTTCCTGATTATCGTACTATGGGACGTTATTTCAAAACAACTGACGATGATATATTTATCCCGTCTGGCAATCTTACTGATGGCGATACGGATTACGTCCATGAACAGAACCACAGCCTTATAGCAACCCAATGGGAATGTACATATACAGGTGAGTACAGTCAGATCAGTGGGTATCTTATAGGATCTGGAATGTGTCCTCCGTGGGTGGGTTATGCTATCTATACGGATAACGCAGGTAGCCCAGGGACACTTCTTGGTTTTACTGAAAGGGATTGGCCTGGGAGCGATACATTCACTGAAGACCAGCGTGATAATGTTGGTGTTTTATACTACCCACCATGTACAAGAGTATGGTTCACTGGCGACATAGCATATGATGGCTCTGGGATTTCCACTAACTCAATTACTCTTACAGATGAAACTGATTACTGGCTTGTGATTGCTACTAATGACAGTTATGGTTACACAGGATATGGATATACTTATAGTAATGATATTTACTGGTTACTTGGAAACAGTCTTGGCGATACTTGTTATGTCAAAACTGCACCATATAACATCAGTTCAGATATGAACTTCAGTAATGTCACCAGTCCAACTTGGAGTAATCATGCAACAGCCCATTATGCCTGTATTTATGCAATTGCAAACAGTACCTATAATACTGTTCCGACTGTAGATATTGCATCTGCAACACTTCATTGGTATAACAATAGTGTTAATACTTGGAATATGAGCATGACAGAAATAGGAGATACTGGGAACTGGACTAAAAATGTTTCAGGTCTCACTTTTGGTAATTGGTACACGTTTGATATTACGGCATACGATGAACTTGCTGATGATGTTACATATGAACATTATCGTTATTTGATTGAGGGGACTACAGAATATATAGAATTTCAATGTAATGTTCCTTATGAAGATGAGGGGGGACACCAGGGCTATAATTCAACATCTACATTATATCGGAATGATTCTATATTGTACATTGAAAACCGTTCATATGGTACTGATACTTGGTATGGGGATGATGAACATATGGAAGATGTATTGCCCCATGAACAGGGTGTAGATGGTACTGCTGACGACACAGGTGGTTGGGTGACTGGACTTCCTGGCGATACATTTCAAGCTCGTCATTGCCTGAAGTTTGCAGGTGCATGGTGGGATGATAATATTACTATTGAAAATACAGTAAACCTTACGAATGTTTATGTGCATTTATGGGCTGGTGGCGGTGTTAACTGGGACGATATGCGTATTCATTATGGACGTATGACCACATTGTATGATTTCGGTTGGCTTGATTTGACAGAAAACGTAGGCGAATCCTGGAACTATCTTGAACTTGGTACAAACGCTTCAACTCGCACAACTCACGTTATCACTAACTCTCCTGCGACATTTTCTGACCCATCTGGTACTGATAATACTGCTCGGCTTGTCTGTGAATATATTAATATATCTCAAGGAATAGACAAATCTACATTTGGCAGTAGCAGCATTTATAATTTCTTCTTAGGATATGACAATAATGGCAGTCTTGCCTGGTCAAAAGAGAGTGCTATACTTCTTAACAACCGCAGTTTCCTGAGTTTCCTTATTTTCAATATCCCACAAGACATTTATGATGGAACGAATACGTCAACAGACTCGGATGGTGACGGGTTATCTGACTATCATGAGATGAATGTCTCTTTTACTCATCCATTTTTAGTTGATACTGATGGGGATGGAGTTAATGATAACATAGATGCGTATCCAAATGATTATACTAAGTCAGAGTATGATACCATAATCCGCACAAACGGGGTTGATTATTTCGTGTGGATAGGAGAGAATGTTTCGGCATACTCTATTAATTCTACTATGTCTAGTGATGGATGTAGTTTTGATGAAGCAAATGAATATATAGCAATTTGGAACTCATCTGGTTCTTGGGACTCTAATTGGTATGTAGATGATTTATGGTATCAATATCATGGTGCAAATGCATCTGGCAATAATTTTACTATCCACACATTCGATATCCTAAAGGTCGTTCTCACAGATTCTGGTGATGTTACTATTAATATGATTCGTAATTCTAATATAGATTATACTACAGCTAGAAATGTATCACTTACTAATACTACTAATGTTGGTGCTAACTATGTTGGCTGGACTGATGATGCTTCAACTACTCTAAATGATATTGCTGATACAATGATAACAACTCTATTAGATAATGGAGAGTATCTTTGTCTATGGAATGAGACTAACTATGCTTGGGATTTCTTTATAGTAGGATTCTATGAACCTGCTATTGCCGTTCTTGAAGACGATGTTATTATGATTAAAGTAGAAGATCAAGAGTATATTGAGATAGGTGGTAAGTAATATGACTATTGGTTTTCCATTTCCTGTGTGGGGTTATGTATATGATTCTAGTGGTGATTTAGTCGATGATGGTATAGTTACTATAACTGGTGATTCTGGAGTATCTGATAGTGTGGATTCGTCTGGTAGATATATAATAAATATAATGGATTATGCATCTAGTGGGGACACTATCACTATAACTGGAGATTGTCTTGGCGAGACTTATTCTAGTTCTTTTAAGATTATTACTTCTAATCCAGGCAAGAATTTAGATATCAATCTCCAAGAGGCAGTAAACCCTAATAATATCTATATAAATACTCATCATAAGTATGGTAATGAATTGTATATATTTACACCTTACGACACTGAATCATGGTGTAAGACGAGTGATTACTAATGGCGACTATCTGTGCATATTATAACACAGCAACATTTGATAATAGTTATTTTGATTGTTATGATACAACTAATATACCAAATACAATCACGGTAACAACATCACAAAGACACAAATCTACTATAACATCATCAGAACATAATAAGTCAACTGTAACCTCAACTGAGAGGAATGTAAGTAATATATCTACATCAGAATAGATAAAGAATGGAATATAATGATTTTAACTCAATTTATGATAAATGTTAATATAGATAGAGAATATTATTCAGAAATCGATTTAAAGGCACCAAAGAGCCGTTCTGACGCACATGGAGTGTTTCTGAATGGTAGAAGCAGGGTAGAGAGTCGAAGTGTCTCAAATCGCTTGTATGACCCCTTTAAATGGAAAATAGGATTAAGAGGAATATTATGATAGGAACTTATGAAGCAGGAAACATATTTAAAACTACTCTACAGCAGAGTATGAATATAGGGAGAGTATAATATGACATTAACAAAATATGTGAGAGGTAATACATGGAGAACAAGAGTGAGCTATCTATCTGGTAATACTCCAATAGATTGCTCTTCTAATATCGCAAATCTTACAGTTGAAGCACCAGACGGTTCGACTTATATGACTGGGATTACTGGTCAGCATGTGAGTACGGGAATTTATCAGTATTATTTAAGTACTCAGAGTACAGATGATCTTGGGATATATGTTTGTAGCTGGGAATCTTGGTTTGATTACCAACATCCATGGAATTATTCACCTAAAGTTGAGAATGAAGCTATACAATTGGTACATGTAAAGTGAAGTGTAATAAGGATATAAATGACTGAATTAGGACCACTTAAGCTTACGCTTGTAGGTCATACCAAAAGATTCAATTCTAGTATTAGGACTGCAACTACTAATCTAGTTAAGTTCAGAGATACTCTTAAACCAATATCTGGAGCTCTGAAGAGTTTAGCTGGTGTAACAAAACCTGCAGCACGTTCTATGATGAATCTCACAAATACTACTAAACAAATGGCTATTACAAGTGGTAGAGGTATAGCTGCTATGAAAGCTTTAGCTGCGTCAATGGAGAGACAAAGAGCTGCAGCACAAAAAGCTATTGGTCCTACGGTACAAGTTGGAATTGCATGGAAACAAGCGGGTGCTGCTGGTCTTAAGGGTGCTTTAACTTTTAGACAGGCAACTGAGCAATCATTTGCTGGTACAATAAAATCTATGCTTAAGTTTAGAGCGATGATGGCTAAGATAATACATTATATTACTTTCTCAATTGGTGTACAAATGGTAATGATGTTCAGACGTGGTTTTGAACAGTTAATAGATATATTCTCTGACTTTGAAAGAGCCGCAGTTAATGCGACCACGATCAGCGGATATTTGTCTTCTTCGTTTGAAAGAGTTAAGAAGCATATAATGGATGTTTCTCGTACATTAGGAAGAGAAACAGTATACAGTGCAACTCAAGTAGCTGATTCATTCTATTCAATTGCCTCAGCGGGTTATGATGTATCTAAAATGATGGCTAACGACTTATTACCTATGTTAGATTATGCAGCAGCTACACAATCTGATTTAACAGAAGCAACAACTGCTGTATTAGTAACCCTTAAACAATTTAATATGGAGATGTCAGAAACTGGTCATATAGTAGATGTATTCACTACTGCTATCACAAATTCATTCATGACTATGGAGAAGATGAAAGAATCTATGAAATATGCTGGTCCTATAGCTGGTGTTCTTGGACAATCATTTGAATCAATAACAGCAGCTACTTCAATACTAGTTGATAGGGGATTAGAAGCTGGTCAGTCTGGTCAGCGTCTTAATATGGTAATGGTTAAACTTCTTAAACCTACAGAGAAAGGTAGAAAGTCATTAGAAGCGATGGGTTATGATATGGAGGATTTAACTCCATTAGGTAATTCATTAATAGATGTGTTATATAGATTACAAGCTGGTGGTGCTGGTGCAACTCAAATGGCTGAGATATTTAGAGCAAGAACAGCTGGTGCGGCAGCAGTATTAGTAGAAGAAGCACAAGCAATAGCTAGAATGACGACTAGATTAGAGATGGCAGAAGGAGTTACTAAAGCAGTAGCTGATGCACAGGAAAATACATTATGGGGAGCTCTAACCAAAACAGCTAATAGAATGACAGAAGTAGCTACTAGAGTAGGAGAAGATTTAGCTCCTATTCTTATCTATATGACTGAAATAATACAGAAGAGTTTAGCTCCTATTCTTGAAGGTCTTGGTGGTATCTTTAAATTCATATCTAAAAATGCTTTATTCTTTAAGAGTGTATTAGCTTTATTAACTACTGTTTTAACATTTCATATAGTAAGGTTAAAATTACTTATACCTCTCACCATTGCCTTGAAGAATGCTCAAATACTTGTAACTCTTGGTATCTATAAGAGAATGATTATAGAGAAAGCGTCTATTGCGGTAGATTTTATGAAGATAGCAGTTACCAAAGGTCTTACTGCTGCAACTATAGCGTATGATATGACTCTAAAGCAACTTGCTATTACTATGTTGGCAAGTCCAATTACTTGGTTTGCTATTGCTATTGGATTAGCTGCGTTTGCCATTTCTGGGATGGTGAGTGAAGCTACAAAGTTAACTGAAGTTGAAATCAAAGCTCGTAAAGAGATGAATAGTTTTCAAAAATCTATATTGGATATTGATATAACTCCATTAGAAGAAACAACTGAACAAGTAGAAGATATGGAAGATGCGTGGGCAAGGCATAATAAAAGTATAAAGAGAGCGGAAGTGGCAGCACAAGTAGTTATGAAAATGAAACAAGCTGGGGATGAATATAAAGATGAGTTAGATAAGATAGCTCAAGCTGCAGGATTTGCTAATGCTGAAAGCGTATCTTGGGGAAAGAGTACTCTTGAGATGTATCCAGCATTAATAGATGGTATAGGTGAATTTGCTATGTCTGAAATGTCAGTAACAAAAGGAATCTTGACTAGAGTAACAGCTCAGATTCATTTGAATGAAGCTCTTGGTAAATATGAGATTGCATTGTATCTATTAGATAAAGCTAATAAACAACTAGTTAAAGCTCAAGAAGATTTTAATAGTGGTACTGGAGATACTTTAGATTTATATGCGAAACTAACAAAGGCGGAAGAGAAATATGCTGATGCTCAAAGTGAATTAATTAAGTATACTGGTAAGTTACTATCTGCTATTAGAGAACTTCCTGGATATATGGAAGATTTTATACAAGTATTAGAGAATGCATACGATGCTAAATCTGGGTATATAACCAAAACTGAACATCTAATTAGATTGGAACGGAGTGAAGTAGATGCATTAGATGATTTAACTGATGCACAATTAAGATATGGTTCTGCATCTAAAGAGGCTATTAGAGCTGAAGATAAGTTACGAGATGCCGTGCAAGCGAAAATAGATGTAGAGATGGAATCTATTGAACTTGACAAACAATATGAACAAGGAATAGATTTAGTACAAAAAGCTATAGATGGACAAGCTGTATCATTAAGTGATGTTGAAGAATCTATGGTAACATTAAATGATGCTGAACAAGCACTTCTCTCACATTCTATGGCTATTATAAGTATGAGAGAAAGTCTAACTGAGGCAATGACTCAGGAAGCTATATGGAGTGCTAAAGTAGCTGCATTAGATGGAGTAAGAGAAGATGCTACAAAGTATCTAGATGAAAGATTACTTAAGCTATATGAAACCCAAGATAAGATATTTGACATAGAATATAAACTATATAAGTTAAGACAAGATGAAGATGACCAATTAGAAGGAATGTTTAGTTCGTTAGCTGAACAAGGTCTAATTAATGATGATATTATTAATCAATACAAAGAACTCATGATGGCTGAAGGTGAGGTAGTTAAGCTAAATCATGAGTTTGCGAAAGTAATGGGAGATTTAACTCCAGAACAAACAGCATGGGTAGAACAGTTAATGAATGCTGAGAAAGGTAGTGATGAATACAATGAAGCTTTACAGAATCTACAGAATAGTGGAGTATCTGGTTTAGACACTATCATATCTATGGATGATGCACAAGATCACTTAGCATCTACTATAGCGTCATTGTCTGGCGAAATGATACCATTAATAGAAAGTCTAATAGAAGTTGGGGCTGTATCATCCGAAACAGCTAAGATGTTCTATGACTTTATAGATAATATGTACGAACTTGCATCTGGTGAAACTAAACTTGCTACTACTTCAGAAGATGTAGCAGATAGCTTTGAAGGAGTAATGGATGTTATAGCTCAATTAGCTATGTCACTTATAGATGGTGAAGACGGAGCAGAAAAACTATCTGATGTGTTTGATGAATTACTAGACTTGTTAGGATTAAGTGAAATGGGTTATGATGAACTTAATGATATTCTAGGAACTGCATATGGCTCTACAGAAGAATTCTCTGATGAGGAGTTGATATTAGCTGCAGCATTAAAGAAAGTGGCTAGTGATTTAGGTATCTATCAAAGTGGTATGAGTGGTGCTAGTATTGCAACTAGATTGAATCTAGTAGCTACTCAAGATTTGGATACTGCTATTAGTACTCTAATGAGCAAAGTTGGTGATGCAGTGGGTAATCTATCTACGTATAAAGATGCTATGAATGAGTTAGCTGTAGCTACTCAAAATGCTCTTGCATATCTACATGGTGGTACAGTTGTTATAGATGGAATAGAGACAGAAGTATTGGGTTTAACTGGAGCTGCAGAAGCACTTGGTCAGTATCTAGGTGAAACTACATTTGATTTTAATGTAAATGGAGTAGGTTTAGAGGATTTAGCACCAACAACAGGTGATGTTACTAATTACTGGGGTACTGTTGTACAAATCACTAAAGATGCTACAATTGATATAGGGAATGAAGGAGATACTGCTGGAGATGATTGGCTTACCAGTTTCAAGAATAGAATGGGAGAATTAGAAGGATGGATTAAAGATCATATAGTAAATCCAATTAAATCTTTAGTTGGTGGTCTTTTTAGTTCAATACAAAGTGGTTTGAGTAATATAGGAGCAGGTAGACTACCTTGGCAGAACGAAGCTACAGGTACTATTGTTAAGGCTCAAGCTGGTGCTCTTCTTAAGGGACCTCAAATGGTTCTTGCTGGAGAAGCTGGTGATGAAGCGATAGTACCTCTAGAGGGTAAAAATAGAAAGTATGGACAAACTATCCTTCAAGAAATAATACCTAAATATTTCCCAGAATTAGCTATGCAAAGAGGGGGTATTATAGGTTCATTAAAAGATATTATATTACCAACAGAATTAGATAACACACAAGATTTAGAATTATCTATTAGAGAAAACCTAATTAAATCAGAATTTCCAGAATTAGATACACAAATAATTCCAATAAAACAAAGGTTAGAGGAAGAAAATATACCAGATATAGAATCTTTAATACAAACTATTAGACAGAAAATTGTTTATGAAGAGATAAAGAGTCCAGAAGAAGTATTACAGTTAATAAGACAAAGATTAGAACAAGTGGATATACCAGGTATTCCAGATAGGAAACAAGTTATTAGTCAAACATTAGAAGAAACAAATATACCTATACCCGAAGATAAAATACAAAGTATAACTCAAATTCTAGATGAGGTGGAAATACCAGATATACCAGATAAAACTCAATATATAGAACAATTACTTTCTAGTTTTGAGCCTATAAAGATTCCAGATATGACGAGCAAGATACAATATATTACTGATGAGTTACCAGAATATCAAAAGGGTGCTTATATAACAAAAGGACCTCAACAAGCTATCATAGGCGAAAATGGTGCAGAAGCAGTAATTCCATTAGAGGGTAAGAACAAAAAATATGGTGAATCAATTCTTCAACAAATTTTACCAAAATACTTTGGTGGTGTGGGAATGCAAACTGGAGGTATTGTTGGTGGTGGAACTGGTGAATTACCTACAACTGGATTTAGTGAAATCTTAAAGTTATTCGCTGAAACAACTAAACAGCAATTAGATAAATTAATATCCGAGTTCACATTTGACCAAGAAGATTTGGAGATAGATGCTGATGAGTTTAATGAAAGAGTTAAAGATGGAAGTCTATCATTCAAAGCTATTATGCTTAATATCGGTCAGTATATGCATTCTGTGTTTAATAAATTATTTGCAACGTTTAATGATATTAATAACCAATTTAAACAATTCATTAGTGATTTGAGTAAATCTACAAGCACATTATCTACTACTCTTTCAACTTTTAATACTAATATGTTGTCATTAATTAGTAAGATAAGTAGTATAACCACATCTGGTGGAGCAACAACTCCTGGTGGTGGGAACAATGGGGGAGGAGGAGGTAGTAATGATGGTAGTGTGGAAAAGGAAACAGTAGCATCACATAGAATAGAAGAGAAGGGTGGTAAGTATTATGGATATGCTACTTCTACTTCTGGTAAAGAGAAAGGATTTGGTTCTAATCAAACACGCAGTATTGTAGAAAGCTATTTGACTAGTAATTGGCCTATAGGTAAAGAGATAGGTTGGGCGAAGGGTGGAATTGCTAACAAACCAACTTTTGGTATGTTTGGTGAGGCTGGAGCAGAAGCTCTAATTCCATTGGAAGGAGCTAATAAGAAACTTGGCAAGAGGATATTAGAATCTATAATACCAGAATATTATCCTGAAATGATGCAACAAACTGGTGGTACATTTGGTGGTGATTCATATAATAGAAATACTACATATGGTGATACAACTTCATATAATGAAGATTGGAATATAACAGGCCCTGTGAACATTACTACACAATCACCAGAGAATATGATGGAACAGTTGAAATATAAGTTCCGTTCAGCTGGAGGGAAATAGTAATGGATTACGATATTTTTTTCAAAAGTAGTAGTGCATATTCTACTCATTATACTAAGGGAGATAATGTACAACTAATCTCAATTCAAAATTCTGATGATTCATATTTTCAAGATGGTATGATATCACTATATAATGTCCAATCATCACAAACTATTGGGGATGAGTGTATGATATTTATAGATGACACATTGCAATTTAATGGGTATGTATCTCGAAAGCAGCAAACAATAGATAAAGGAGTTAATTTATCTATCTATCAGTTAGTTGGTAAAACATATGACTTGTGGAGATACCATACAAACAGTGATACTGAGTATTCTGGATATACTTCATATATAGCATCATCATTAGTCCATGATTTCTGTCATGGTATATCTGGAACTAATATAGATGTGACTACAGGTATTGAGCTTTTAGATATGTTAGATTTATCCAATATGACAATTGGAGATGCAATTGTGCAACTTATTGGATATGATGGGTTTAGATTCTATATTAATAATGATAGTGAGTTAATTTATTATGAACCTGGGGTGGATACATATGCATTCACGATTGAAGAAGCTGATATTCTAGAAATGACACCAATTGAGGAGGCAGATGAAGATTTAGTGAATGATGTCCTAGTTATTGGTGGTTCTGGATATTCCGAGCAGACTAATGTTAGTGAAACTCATCCAAGTTATACATGCTTCCCAAGTGGTGTTCTTGTGGCACAGCAATTTATAGCTAAAGATAATATTCTTTCTTCTATTAAACCATATCTAAATAGGACATTAGACCCAAATCAACCAACTACACTTAACTTCGAGGTTTGGGAGAATACGGAGAAGATTGTATTTGATGATGATTTTGATAACTATAATTATCTAAATTCTGGTGCTTCTTCTCATTATAATATGGAAGTCGAAGATAGTAAATTACAATTATCCCCATCGGTATCTTATACAGAAAGTGGACTATATGGTAATACTAAATGGAATGCAAATTATTATGTATGTGGATTATTCAGACCTACTCAGGTAATGACTCCAACAATGGCAAGGTTGTATAGTTATATTCTGATTGATGGTGGGAATGCTCCACAGAATTTTATTATAGAAATACAAGCAACTGGTAGTACAGGAGTTCCAGATGGAGTATCTATAGTTACAAGTGATGCTATAAAATATTGGTATAATGATAGTAAATTTCATGGTGATGATACTTGGTATACATTTTCATCGTCCCCTACATTACAAGCAAACAAGACTTATGCATTGGTCAAATACGGTGGCTACGATGGAGGAAATGTTGAATATACACGTGTGTCACTAGGATCGGATGCTGGTGTAACTGCCACAGTTAAGAAGGTAGGTTGTAGTTTAGATAATTCAACTTGGTCTATGTATTCATATTCTTCAAATTATTGGATTAATGGTGTTACACGTTGTATTTCTGGTTGTGTAGAATCATTGTGTTATTCTGGTGCTAAGGATTATGATTGTCAATATATGAAGATTACCTTATCTGGAGCGGTATCATCAAGTAGAATATATCTATCAGGTAGTAATGATAGTGGTCAGACATGGATAACATTAACTGATGGAGTGTGGGGCAATTTTGGGAGTCAAGATTCTGCTGTTAAGGTAAAATATATATTTTCATCCAATGGTACATATACTCCAAAGATAGGTTCTGCAGAATTGGTGATAACTGATGATACTGGAGCAATTGATGGAGAGTTATTTGAAGATACATTTTCGGATTCCACTTATCTATCTTCTCAAACATCTAATTATATGACTATTGATGATGAGGTGCATACAGGAAAATTAGTTTTGAGTGGTTCTAATGGATATTCAACATGGGCATATGCTGTGGATGCGAGTGAATCAGATTTTTCACAAGGAGTTAGTAATATAGAAAATCTAATACAAGAAAGTGGATATGCTTATAAGAATAATGATCATCAAGGTGATATTGGATATGTGTATTTTTCAATAACAGGACAAGTCGGTGATGGTGGTAGTTTATATCCACGAGTAAGTAAATTTAAGACATATACATATACACAAAATCTTGAGCATAATTACAGGACAGAGATACAAGAAATTGCTTTATCGGGTACATGGACACCTAATGGGTGGGAGGTTGTAAATACAGATGCTATTAGGATATCGAAAGTTGGGTATGGATATAGAACAGTTGAGGGAGATTTAGCAAAATCTGGATATGTGTATAGTGGTGTGAAAAGAATAAGACTTGAGGTGTTATGGGTTGAATCACAAAACACTTGGTATTGGTGTAAATTCTTAACTCATCCTATATATAATAATAATGGATATATTAAATCTGTAGATGATAAATTAGCAGCTAATGTCGATATGACATCATTATTAGTGGAACCTGAAGGAGTTACTAATTCTGGTTATATAAAGTATTCTGGTTCACTAGATAGTGGCTCAAACTGGACTAGTCTAACTCCAAATATATCTACTTTAATGGATGTGAGTGGTAAACATGCTGTTCTTTGGTATAATTTTTCACCTAGTGGTTCTTGGCCCTCTTATCCATCATCTAACACTTTATTACCAGCCACACCAATGATAGATTCTATAAAGTTAACTGCTTCTATATCTCAGGGAGGAGGAATACCTAAATCTGGAACTAAGATTGAGTGGTCAGATGATATCACATTTATTGCTGGAGATGTCCCATATCCACCAGAATATACTAGTTGGCAGACTTACACAACTCCAAAGTTGAGTGGATTAACTATTGGTGATAAATATTGGTTAGTGTTTAATCATACATCTGGAAGTAGTAAGTACTGGGATTATTATCTAGATACAGAATCTACATATGATGGGAAGTTAGCATATTCATGGAAGGATGGAGTAAGTTGGAGTTCAAACTCTACAGACCCTACCGATGTCCCAGCTGGTAATATG